CATTTCTGCAAGAACACCCCTATTGTGGTGTTTGTGGTCGGAAAGCGACAGAACCTGATCACATAATTCCGATTGCAGATGGAGGAACGAACGATTGGAGTAACCTTCGACCAAGGTGCAAGCGGCACCACAGTCAGCATACTGCACGAGAAGGTGGCGGTTTCGGGAACCCCAAAGGGGAGGGGCGTTGAAAATGCTAAATTTGCGTATAGCCGAGACCGTGCGGGTAGTAGGAAAAATGTATGTACGGGTTTGACGCTTGGACGGGAATAGAAAAATAACATGCCAGGTCCACTACCAAAAGACCCTTCTATAAGGCAACGTAGGAACAAATCGATCACGAGATCCATGTTGCCGGCTGAAATTGCGCCTATTGAGAGGATACCATACTTACCAAAACATCCTAATGGCGAACCCTGGCATAAGATGGCCAAGATGTGGTGGCATGAAGTATGGACTTCACCGATGCATTTCGAGTATCTGCGGGTTGACCTACCTGCCATTTTTAGACTAGTGATCCTTGTAGATTCATTTTGGAAGAGCGGAAAACTGGATACGGCTAAAGAGATCCGCTTACTGGAGCGGGAATTCGGGATTACGCCACTGAGCAGGCGCAGGCTAGAATGGTCCGTGGCACAGGCTGAAGAGGCGCGGGACCGACATGAGATGAAGCGGAGCCGACGTGCGGTGATCATCGATGGAGATGACCCACGCGAGGTATTGAGCAAATGAGCGTGCTGATGATCCCGCAGGATGATAAGAAATATCCGACCCTGGGGCCGCAGGTGTGCGAATTCATCGAGAGTTACCTGGTGCATGGACCGGGAGATCTGCGCGGACAGCCGGTGGAGCTAGACCAGGAGAAACGGGCGCTGATCTACCGCATATATGAGGTCTACCCAGAGGGGCATGCGTGGGTGGGACGCAGGCGGTTCAAACGCTGTGCAATAAGCTTACGCAAGGGGAGTGCAAAGACAGAATTGGCAGCGCTGATTGCGGCGGTCGAACTACACCGGGATGGACCTGTACGCTGTGATGGTTTCGATGCCAAGGGCAACCCGGTTGGGCTGGGAGTGACGGATGCTTACATCCCGATGGTGGCATACACCGAAGAGCAAAGCGATGAGCTGGCTTATGGTGCATTACGAGTGATCCTGATGTACAGCCAGGTGGCTGAAGATTTCGACATTGGATTGACACGCATCATACGCATCGGAGGCGATGGCAAGGCAGTGAGCCTGGCCACAGCCCCGGATGCCCGGGATGGTGAGCGCACGACGTTCCAGGTGTTCGATGAAACCCATAGACTCAACCTGCCACGATTGAAAGCGGCACACCGCACGATGCTGGCCAACACTCCCAAGCGGTACCTGGCGGATGCCTGGTCGCTGGAGATCACCACGGCACCGGCGCCAGGTGAAGATTCGGTGGCAGAGGACACGATGGAATATGCTCAGCAGGTGGCCGCCGGTATGATCAAGGACAGCCGGTTATTCTTCTTCCATCGCCAGGCAAGCGATGGGCATGACTTAACCACGCCCGAAGGCGTGAGAGCTGCAGTGATCGAAGCCAGCGGACCGGTGGCGGAATGGTCCGACATTGATTCGATCGTCGAACAGTGGAGGGACCCCACCGCAGACAAGGCATATCTTGAGCGAGTGTGGCTCAACCGGCTGGTGCGCTCGAGCGAACGCGCCTTCGACAAGACACGCTGGGATGAACTGGCAGACACAAGCTATATGCCTGCAGATGGCGCCTTGATGACGCTGGGCTTCGATGGCGGGCGCTGGCACGATGCCACCGGCCTGGTGGGCACTGAGATCATGACCGGATTCCAATGTTTGCTAGGCTTGTGGGAAAAACCCGAGATGCTGGATATCGATAATTGGGAAGTGCCAGCGGAGGACGTTAAGGGTGTGGTGGCAGAGGCCTTCGAGCGCTGGCAGATCTGGCGCATGTACTGCGACCCACCCTATTGGGAATCGATCGTGGCGGAATGGGCGGGCAAGTATGGCGAGACGCGGGTGGTGGAATGGTGGACCAACCGCCAAAAACAGATGGCGTATGCAATCAAGTCATTCAATACAGCCATCACGTCGGGCGAGCTGCTGCATGATGGCAACCCGCACCTGGCGAGGCACATCGGAAACGCGGTGCGCAGGAATCTGAAGATGAGAGACGAAGACGGTCGACCGTTGTGGACCATTTATAAGGAGCGACCGGACAGCCCATTCAAGATCGATGCAGCGATGGCAGCTGTGCTTAGCTGGGAGGCGCGTGGAGATGCACTTACCGCGGGTGTGGGAGTGAAACATACCAGCGTATATGAGAGCCATAGACTGGTGGTGGCATGAATATTATTGATCGCTTTCGACCTTATCCAGAACTCAAGACGATAATCGTCAATTTGCGCAGCGGGACGTCGTTCCGGGCGGTGGTTTTGAAATGCGCCGGCCAGTTCGTGGTGCTGCGGAATGTGGAAATGCTGCAGGACCGTGACAATATTGCAAGGCGAGCGGTGGATGGTGAGGTGATCGTGAAGCTGGCGGATGTCGATTTCATGCAGGTGGTGAGCTGATGGCTACGATCCAAACTTTAGGCGAAATACAGTCGCTTTATCCTGACTGGTCACCAGTGGTGACACGAACCAGCGTGAGCATGTACGATGCATTCAATTACGACTATGCTTCTCTTTACCGGATGCAGCCGAACATCAGGACGTGCGTGGATTTTCTGGCACGCAATATCGCCCAGTTGGGGTTGCACGTCTTCCGGAGGGTATCAGACACCGACCGGGTGCGATTGACAGACCATCCACTGGCAGCCCTGATCGCCAAACCGCTGCCAGCCTCGATGAAAGTCACCCGCTACCGAATGATCGAAGCGCTGATATCCGATTTAGGGATCTATTTCAACGCCTACTGGCTGAAGATGCGCCAGGGAGGGGTTGTGTCTGGGTTACTGCGTATCCCACCGATTTATATTACCCCGAGAGGTGGATTGGTTCCAAAACTATACGAGCTGACCGTGGGCGGGCCATATAAAGAATTGCTGCCCGATGACCTGGTGCACTTCCGTGGCTACAACCCAGAGAACCCGATCAGCGGATTATCCCCAATGGAGACATTGCGCAGGATCCTGGCAGAGGAGCACGAGGCAGGCTTATACCGGGAGAACTTCTGGCAGCATGCAGCCCGCAGGGAGGGCGTGATCCAACGGCCCGCAATTGCCCCAGAATGGAGCCCTACGGCGCGTGAGCGCTTCATCGCCGATTTCCAGGAAGCCCAAAGCGGGGCGGATAATTCAGGCAGAACGATCGTGCTCGAAGAGGGAATGGAATGGAAAGATACGTCCTTCAATCCCAAAGAGAGTGAGTACATGGCCGGGCGCAAGCTCACGCGTGAGGAATGCGCTCGAGCTTATCACATCCCACTGCCGATGGTGGGGATCCTGGACCATGCCACGCTGACGAATATCAGGGAACAGCATCAGAACCTTTACCAGGACAGTCTTGGTCCCTGGCTGATCATGACGGAGGAAGATATCGATCTTCAGCTGCTGCCCGAATTCGAGGACAATAAAGGCGTCTACGTCGAGTTCAACCTGCAAGAGAAGCTGAAGGGTGACTTCGAAGAGCAGGTAAAGACGCTGCAATCGGCAGTCGGTCGACCGTGGATGACAGCCGATGAAGCACGCGCACGCATGAACATGCCCAGCATGGGAGGGGATGCAGCCCAGCTGGTGACACCGCTAAACGTGATCATAGGCGGGCAGGCTTCACCCCGGGACAGCGCCCCACCACCAAAACAGAGATTGCTCCAGGCAAAAGGCTTCGATTCCGTCGCTCCAGAATTGCGCGAAAGCCACGAGCGGAAATGGGTGGAGATCCTATCCCACTATTACCGACGCCAGGAAGCGGAGATCGTTAGCCATATTCCGGCAGCGATCAGCTACAACGACGGTAAATCCGACCTGGGAGGCGGCGTGTGGTGGGATGAGGAACGCTGGAATTCGGAGCTGACCGCAGACCTATTACACTTGAATCACCTGACTGCGATGGCGTGGGCAAAACGATTGTTAGAAATCCTGGGTATCGTATTTGAGAATGGGGATACCTTCGAAGAGCGCATGTTACCCTGGCTGGAGGAACATTCACGCATCCAGGCTGAGTATTTCAACACCCAGACGCGGGAGGCAGTGTCAACGGCGATCGTGGACCCAGACCCGCTGGAAGCAGTGAAGGGAGTATTCACTACAGCGATCACCTTATGGGCCGGGCGGGAGGCGATCAGTGCGGTGACGAATGCCAGCAACTTTGGCGCCCATGAGGCAGCCAATGCAGCGTCGCTCAAAAGGAAACGCTGGCGAGTGAACAGCAGCAACCCACGACCAACGCACGCGGCAATCAACGGTGAGACGGTTGGCATACGGGAAACATTCAGCAATGGCCTGCGCTGGCCGGGTGACGCACGCGGCAGCGCAGATGAGACGGCTGGATGTCAATGTTCGGTGGAGTTTTTAGGAGAATAGAGATGAAACAAAAAATATTTCACGCACCCATCGTATTGAAACTGGATGGCAAAGAGGGCGAGTTTACGGCCGAGTTTGCCACATTGGAAGTCATCGATCACGACGGCGATATCACCAGGCCAGGAGCGTTCCAGGAGGGCCAGGAAACATTGATCGAACCGTGGAACCACAACTATGGCAGGCCTCCAGTTGGCAAGGGCGTGATCCACGAGAAGGATAACAAAGCCATCATCGAAGGACAATTCTTCCTGGATACGGTATCCGGCATGGAGCATTATAAGGTGGTCAAGAATTTGGGACCGCTGCAGGAGTGGTCGTATACGTTCGAGATCGAAAAGAGCAGCCGGGGAACCGTAGATGGAGAGGTCGTGCAATACCTGGAAAAGCTGGACGTGTGGGGCGTGGCGCCGGTGACCCGGGGGGCGGGGATCGATACAGGCACGACCTCGATCAAGAGCGATAAATTACCTCTTAGCGGAGACGGAACCGAAGACGAGGCCGGAAACGGTAAGTCGAGCGGGGCTGTTAACGTGGTCAGAACTCAAATCGACATCTTCGAGTTAGAGGATTAACATGCGGAAACTACCGAAGACGAGGCCGGAAACGGTAAGTCGAGCGAGAAGTCGGCATGAAGCATAAGTAATCAACTATTTTTATACAGGAGATCTGTCATGAAAACCTTAAAAGAACTGCAAGAAGAACTGAAAAAGTTCTTAACCGATGCACGCGACTTGTGCGACCTGGTCGACAAGGAAAAGCGTGATTTCACGCCCGAAGAGCGCCAGAAAG